GGGAATAGCCCAAAAAATGCTATTATACAAATTATTGCTCCAACTGGTAAAGTTTTTGACCTTGGGGGCCGTGAGTTCCGCCCTGATCGTAAACACGCCGGACAGCGTGCCCGTAAAGCAGGTGAAGCCTTTCGGCACACTCAAGCTACAGTTAAGCGAACTATGGTACATGAACTCGCTCATCTTGTTAATCCCGCATTGATAACCAAAGACGGCAAACGAATTGCTCATACTCCTGAGTTTGCCCGCAATACTGCAACCATGACCAAGGAACTCTTCAAGACTGTTCCTGGCGAGGCCAAACCTGTGGCCGAGGTCGAGCAGTTGCCACAGGCCCAGGCAGAGCCAGAGGTTGTAGAGACACCACAAGCAGAGCAACCTATCAATGTCTACAAAACAGAATCAGGTTCTCGTACTGGGATCACTGAACAAGAAGTCAAATACGACAAAGAAACCGGGCAGTATACTGATACCGTGACTGGCGAAAACGTGATACTCGACCGGGAAGCCAGTCAGGGGGCGTTGCAGAAACCCGCGAAAATGGCCGAGGCCAAACCCTCAGAACCAAAGGCCAAGAAACCCAAGAAGCTCACCAAACGCCAGGCCCAGAAGCTCGGCCATAGCCTGCCCAAAAAACTCGGCTGGAATGATGCCCAACGCCGGGACTTCATGCAGGAACTCGTTGGTCGCCGAACAATGAAGGACATGCCCCTGGTCGATATGAATACCGTGGTCGAAGCCTTGCAGCAGGAGGCCAGGGATCGGGGGTTGCTGCCCCCGGAAGACTACCCGAAAACCCTAATGGTCAATGGCCGCGAGGTTCCTACGGATGAGTTCTTCGAGAATGTCGAACAGAGCATAAATGATCTTCCTGATCTCTCACAGAAACAGCGTAAGATGCGGCCCAGACGACGGGCTGAGCGTGCCCGTGGATTCCTGGGATCAGTAAAGGCTGTATTAACCGGGATTGACAACCTCAGTGTGCCCCATTTGATGCGTAAGATCGGGGCCGCTAAAGCCGGGATGCTCAAAGAGGTGGGTGTAACTGGGTGGCGTAGCGGAATCCACCAGATCGCTTCTGTGTTTCGGGGTGGGGTTGATATGCTCAATGAGGCGGCTGATGCAGCCGGGATCACGCCAAAAGACCTGGCCGGGATGAGTTCATCGGCTGATCCCCGGATGGAGCTTATCAAAAAGGGGCGTGAACTTCTTGGCAAGCCTAAGACCAAAGAGTACAAGATTAAGATCAATGGTAAAAAATTCTCCCTTGAAATGGGCGAATTGATGGATATGTACCTGGCCTCTCTCCAGGATACTGGACCAAAGCATATTGAGAAAGGCGGTTTCGAGATACGCGGATATAAAACTGGCCCAATTAGTGAAGCTGATATGGATTCTATCCGCAACATAGTTGAGGCTGATCCGAAAGCATTGGCCCTGATGAACGCTGCGATCAAGATTGCTGATGAGTACAACGCTCCGCAGTTGAACTACACCAATGGGCGATTAAACCCCGAAAGCCCCGAACCAATTGCTGATCGAAAAAATTACTGGCATCTTGAATCCAAACAACCCAAGAAGGTCAAAGGCAAGCCAACCTATTCGATCTCGCTACTTGAAAACAAAAACATCCTCAAACCCAGAACAGGTGGCAAACAGCCCTTGGTGATTCGTGGGTTTTTCAATCGGTTTTTTGCTGTCCAATACGCCGTATCCGAATATGTGGGTATGGCTGAACAACTTCGTTTGATGAATATGGTTCTGAACCACGGCCCGGTAATGGACACCCTCGAAGCCAAAGGTTATACACCAATTCGAGACAACCTTAAACAACTTCTGGAATGGGTCCAGAGTAAAGGTAGTACAGCTACGACCACCGACAAGCTCGTAGGCCGTATCCTACATGGATCGTTCCGGGCTGTGTTGCATTACTCCCCGGAAGTGATCCTCTCCCAGTATATGTCAACAGGACATTATATGGCCTATGCTGATACCAAGTATGCCCCCTTATTGGCCGTTCCGCCGACCCCGACCCAGATACATGAGATGCTGGACAAAAACCCGGTCGTTTGGCAGCGATACTATGCCGGAGGTCAGAGTGCGGAGTTGGCCGAACTCGGTCAGCTTGATGTGTCACTCCGTCTGTTGACCGGCAAACACGCTGATCTAAATAAGACCGGAATCGCTGCCCAGTTAACAGACCTCGCAGCGTTCTGTCAAGGATGGAAGCTGGCGAAAGCCATTGTCCAGGATACTACCAATCTCGAAGTTGGATCGCCTGAGTTCTTTGACGCTGTGAACGACAAAGCCGAAGAGCTTTGGGATACCCAACCCAGTTGGGACAAGTGGAACAAGTCGATTAACACGTCTCAGCGTGGGATCAGGCGTGTGCCGTTCTTGTTCCGGTCGTACTTCGAGAAGTCGCTTATGATGCTTCACTCGGCCAATGCAACGTATCAGTCCAGCGAAAAGACAGCCGGGGATAAGGCACAATGGGCCAAAGTATATGGAGCTATACTTGGGAGTCAAATGGCTACAGCCTTGATCCGTACATTTGTCGGGGCTACTGTGTGGCGGCGTCGGAAAACAGTGTGGGACTTCATCGGGGCTATGGTAGCCGCTCCCTTGGCAATGGTGTCAATTGTTGGTGGGTATTTGAACAGAGTAGTTGGCAATGTGTTCAAGATTATGGCAGGTGAAAAACAGGGATTCGAGGGCGAGCCGATCTCTACGTTGCCTGGCAAAACGGTTGAAGAGTTCCTGATCGGTATTGGTCAGGTAACAGATGGAGTAGCTGAATATGCGGCTGGGAACGAGGATCAGGCCAAGCGTAAATTGAAAACTGGTATTGACAATATTACCATATCTGTTGGGACATTCGAGGGTATTCCGGTCAGGCAGTTGCGTAAAATCGAACGGGCACTGGATAAAGAAGATGGGCCTAAGATGTATGGAGGTGGATTATGAGTGAAGGCACAATCAAAGAACGACTAACCCGGATCGAGACTCTACTCGAAAACCATCTCGCACACCACGAAACCAGAGACAAATGGATGCTACGAATCCTGGGCACTATGGTCGGGGGGATGGCTCTGATGGTCCTGCCTGGGTTCGTTCGGTGGTTGGCTGATCTCCTTTAGCCAGAGGCGTCTCGCCCCCAACATAGTCGTCAACTGGAACACGATTCAACAACCCGCACACTAACCGGCCTTGAACCCCAATCGGTTTGACCCCGATCACATACGTCTGACCTCGGTACTCCGCAGAGATCACCCAACCGCCGCGATAGAGACCGTGGACAATAACCTGTCCACGGTCTACCGCGATTTGTGCGGCTTTGGTCGGAGCATGGTCCGAGACGTACTGGAGTAGTTGATGCCTGGATTGGATGTGGTGCATCAAAATCTTGCCTGCCAATTGTCACACGCTCTACAATGTTCTGAATAACCGACTTTATATACACGATCAGATTCACATGTTTTACACTTGTTGTTTGATCGCTTATTTCGTCGGCGATACCGTTCTTTCCAGACATCTTCGGGTTTGATCGGCCCCATTATACTTTCTCCTTTTGCCCATTCTTCAAGGTCTTGATAATACTATCTTTCTTTCTATTATCCGCTACAGCCCCCAGGCCAAGGATACCAAGCAGGCTGATCCCAGCCCCCACAGGGTTAATTGTTCCACCCTGAGCCACGGCGATTCCGATCTCCGCGAGCTTTGCCTTGAACGCATCCTGTCGATCAAGATCAGTGACAGCCTGTTTCACCTTGGTTTGGAATGCTGCGATCTCGTCTTGGAGTTCAGCCCGTGTCACCTTGGTCTCCGGGCGAAGGGGTGACTGGGTTGTGCTCTCGCAGCCGATGAACCAGATCGACATACAGATGACGATGACCAGGGCGGTCGCCAGAAATTGGTTGTGCCTGACGATCTCTTTTAGTTTGTTGATTAGGTTAGTCATTGTTGGTTCCTTTCATAATAGGTCTTTTTGGAATTTCATCATCATATAGTATTGAAATACTTCTTATTTTGGCCCAGTTAGGGTATTGCGGTTCATAATCACCCCATATTTGTTGTGTTGGCGAATATGGCGTGGGATAAAAATGACAATCCTTTATTTTTTCAAGTGATTCAAGTTCCTTAAACAATGTATCATACGTTTGGTCGTCTATAAGCGGGTCTGCTTTGACATAATACCAATAACAACATTTAATAAGTCTACGCCGGATTTTTTCAACCTTAGAACCCCGGACGCCTTCTTTGAGTAGCCCCACGCTATTCCCCTTTTTCAAAAGCCTTTGCAGCCCATTCAGTTACTTTGATCCCTACGATACTTCGCTCCTGGTTCTCAGCCTGGCCCTCTCGAACCTGCATGGTATCTGTGATGTGCGTCATTAAGTTACGCACAAACGTACTCTTTAATCCTATGTTTCGCCCTTCTCTTTTACACCACCAGCCCCACATATCATAAAGGTAGTTGACTGGCACACCTTCTTCAAGATTGTCATTCTTCTCAATACAACTTTGACAAAATTCTACCATTGGTGATATAAGTTCGCGGAACTGGTGCATAGCCCGTTCAGAACTCTCAGGTAACAGGAAGTCCGACCCCTTATAAAGATCAACCAAGCCCTGAAGTGCCCAGTTAACGATCTTACCCTGCTCGGCTTCGGCCCGGAGCCTGGTTTTGAGTGTTCGGTCCTCCCGGCCTACATAGGAATTATCGAATTTGAGTAGGTTGGTTCGATACTCCAAAGCTCGGCTATGATCGGTGAAGGCCGGGAGATCATTCATTGCAATGGTGAAACGACAAAAGAGTCGTATGAGGGGAAGGGCAGGTCTATTTTTAACATTGACACTAACAGCGTCCCCTCCGGTAATGTGGAGGATTTTTTCAAGAATTGCTGATGACTCACCACGTGAAGGCGATTTGGCATCTCCAATAACAGCACTGAGTTTCCCGACAAGAGGTTGATAACCAAATGCTCCCCCAAGAGATTGAAAAGAGGTTTCGCAGCAATTCCTATCTCCGAGCATCGCTTGTAAAGCTTCAAGAGTACAGCCTTTTCCTGATCTTGGTCTTCCAACAAATAACATGAGTTTTTCGTAAGACATGTCGGGCACGAGATTGTAACCGAACCACTGACGAAGTAGAGCAATCTTATCTTGATCCTCGTTAAAAATGTCATTTAGGAAATCCTCCCAGAGCTTAGATTTTAAGGATTCATCAAAATAATAAGGAATAGTAGTAAAAGTAAATAGATTAGGATTACAATCGTAAAGTACGATATTGCCTTTAACATATTCATCAACATCAAGCACCCCGTTTTCAAAAACAATCAATCGTTTTGGATCAGACCCTTCAGCCCCATTGATCCACGCTGGGCTATCACTCTCGATTGGACAAAAAGCAGTGCATGCATGAAGTATATCCTTTACTTTCCGTTGCGTCGGTTTGTATGGTTTAACCTCCCCCTTTTCAGTTTGGTATTGCTTACCTTCGAGGTAACGATAAACATCTCCATCTACAATATCAGTCGCTTTATCCTCATAGCAACGGCCATTAAACTCGATATAGCCTCCACGATATGTCCGAAGAATAGGAACTCCATCTATCTTTTTCCCTTTGGCAAACCACCGCCCTGCTATATGTGGGGCGACATCGGAATCGAACACATCTTCACTCTTGGTTATGCTTCCGCTTTTTGCCACGTAATCGAACAACTCTTCTTTGGTCAATCCTGCATGAAGCCACCCCCTTAAATCCTTGATCCCACCGGGAGGTATGATTTTCGTACATTTTATACATGAATCCTTTATTGTATTAAACACAGATTCCATCCCGGTCTTACCAACCCCGGCATCATTCTCACCAACTACAATCACTTCTCGCCCACCGACCAACCCAGGAAGGATATTCAACCCTCCCTGGGCCGAGGGACGACCAATGCCAATGAAACCGAGATCGTAAGCCGCACACACATCAGATGCACCCTCTACGACAAGCACCGGAAGGGAGGAAGGAGGGAGCTTGGAAGAAGAACGAGGAGTTCGGGAAGGATCAAAAATGTGGATATAGCCGGGTGCTTTATCGGAGAGAGGTGTATCTGACGGTGTGTGGACACATACAACGGCATTGGGATTATTATATTCTCCTGCGGGATACATACAACCATCTGCTTTACCGCAAGTTTTACACGGGTAATCTTTTGATACACGTACCCAATGTGTTCCATGATAAACTTCTTGATTGGATACCTGGTAAAACAAGCCATGTTTGGACCCTGGGATCATAGCCTTTCGTCCATCCTTATCCCTGGTCGATAGACCAATCACTTCACCTTTGACGTTCCGTTCTGGCCAGATCCAGCACCAATGGCCCCATTCGGTATGTGGGCATAGGCCAATTTCTTGGGCAGCGAGGGATTCGAGCGAAACACCAAGTTGTTCAGAGAGGATTTCAGCGAAAATCGGGAACTGTTTGATGTTTTCTACATATGTTTTGTGGAGTTTTTGCATGGTAGCCCCAAGAAATTCGCCTTTGGTAGTATATATACTACCAAAGGCGAGGTATTCAGTAACTCAAACCTTACTCACTTCTCTCAATACCACTTCTTTTACTGCAAACCATTCCTCACCACTCATCTTGGCCTCATCCCGATTTCCAATGGTATTTAACCAGATGTCGTTAAGCTGATCTTCGGTCACATCATCCCGCTTGAGTTTGAAGCATTCGTTATATGCCTCATTAGCCGTACACTTACCCGCAGGTTTGCGTGATGCCGGGGCCTTGGGCGGTTTAGGTGCGACCTTGGGCTTGGCCTTGGGTTTGCTGGCTTTGGGTGTGGCCTTTGGCTTGCTGGCCTCAGACTTGGCCGGGGTTTTGGCCGAAACCGGCTTGGCCGGGGCCTTGGTCGAAGCCAGGACCGAGGCATACCGCTGCTGTAAGGCCACTACATCCTCTTTGGCGAGTTTCTGGACCGTGCGGGTCGGACTGGCTTCGAGATCATCGACCCATGTGACTTGGAGCGAAGTGTTCTCGTTATAAGTCCGTTCCTCTACCCGGAAAGCAATGGGTGTTTCGGCCAGGTCCATCTCACTAAGGGCGACCAGAGATGCACCATCCCAATCAATAACTTTCTTGAGTTGCTTACAGTTCAAGGTCTCACGATCCTTGCTGTCGATCAGGACAAGATACGCCCTGATCTCATTGTTCTCAGGATCAGCCGGGAGGTATTCTTGGCCTTCTGGATCATAGACCTGATCGGCTCGGAGTTCAAGCACTTCCTGGGGGAAGCCCCCAGTGGATTGGCCGAGACCGCCATCTATGATAACACCGTGATAATAACCGCTTTGATTGATTAAACTCATGTTCATTCCCCTTCATTATTAAACAGTAATTGCCATACACTATCATCATCCTTGGTTTCAAACGCTATAACTGGCTCGTCCAAAGTCCGTGACTTTGCCTTGAAATAAGTTTCTTCCTTCGTCTGCACCACACGGGTAGTGTCACCCGACGCTTTGCCATACGCATCCTTTTTATCCTTCTTCGTTATCCATGTCCCCTGGTAATCAATACGCAATATATGATCTGCCCATTCACACCAAAGCAGCAAAACGGAATATTGGCGGCTATGATATAGCCTCGGTTCATTGCACAGATAGTCATCACCAGCCGGGTTGGCAATCTTGTTATTGATAGATTGACAGATCACGATCACATTCTTACCGGCGTCGATCAATTTATCCATGTCGAGAAGTGGAAGCCGCATCGCATCGTATAGATGCTTATATCCCTTGCCATACCCATATGATTCAAGGTTGGCTGGCCGTGATCCCTGTGGGCCTGGAACTGTCTTGAGCACATACTGTTCTGCAAGGGATTCAAGGATCGTTCCGGTGTCAACAATGATACTACCACACTCAAGATCAAGGCAAGCGTTAAGAGCGGACCTGGTATCCTCAAATGTGTTTATGTTGGGAATGTGGCGTAGGAGTTCCCCGGTCTTGGGATTGTGGAGCTTTCGGCCTCCATCATCCAGGCCGATGAACACAGGGTTGGGGGCCATACTCGCCAAGGTGGTCTTACCCATGCCAGTCTCGCCGTAGAGGATGATCTTCTCGCCGGAGGTTGATCCGTCCCATTGTTCTATAGTGAACTGTTTAGTCGGTTTCTTCTGGTTTGGTCGTGGTGGTAATGGTCTCATTCTTTATCTCCAAAAAGTCAACATCATGGGTATGAACGTAAATATTATTGTTTGGGTATTGTTCATTCAGTTTTTGTTTTACTTTTAGCTTATATTCCTCGATAATATCTTTACAAGTCCCAGGAGGAAAAGCTAATTCCAAAGAATCATTTGCACAAATAACAGTTATTTTCATCACTTACCTCCCAATTTCTTGAAATTATCTGGCACATCATCCGGCCCAATATCCAGATGGTTATAACAAAAGTCGATGTACGAACACTTGAATGTAGCTTCGCACTGATGCTCGTTTCGCCACCAGCGTTCGTTCTTGGCCATCGACCGGATCGACTGGTATATATTCATCAATTCGTATTGGAACGCTTCAAGGTCGGCCTGGTGGTGGACGATCTCACGCCGGGCAAAGTAGAACTCAGGTCGCTCGGTGATGTCCTGAAGCAACCTGGCCCCGAACATCTCCGGGGTCTCGCGGATGGCGAACGTATCGGGTTTCTTACCGGGTTCGACTTCAGCAATTTTTCCATTTACTCGCAACCATTCGTCTCCATCAGGCGGTGGTTGTTGGTCTACTGTTACTTCAAACTTCTCCCCACAATATTCCCCAGTCCCCACAAATTTCTTGCTATCAGCCTGGGTTAACTTCTTCGGTCTGATTGTCGGCTTGTGCCACACGTCGTACAGGACACCGCACATCCCCAGGCCAAGCTCACGAGCCGCATAAGTGTAGAGTCGGGTTTGGGTGTCAAGCGTGAGATGGGACCAATAGGTAGAATCAGGGTCAATCGACTTGCTGGTAGATTTATATTCGTGGACAAACCGATTGTTGCCAGCCGCAAACACCCGGTCGATCTTACCCCGAAGATTGGCCCGGAGAGGATGGCAAGTGATCGGAGACTTGAGCGGAAGATCAAAGTGTTGTTCGAGTGATTCGACTTCATATCCCTCGTCATTGTAATACCATTGATAGCCGATCAGGGAATAGAGCAAAGTGATCCGTTCGACTTCCCATTCCTCCACAGTCTTGTTGATCGGCGGTTCCTTATAGGCATCGTTCAGATGTCGGATCACGGCGTCCATCGGATCATCCGGGAAGCGACCTGTGCCTTCGCAGAGGGGGCAATTGGGATTGGGGTCTGGTACAATTCTACCGCGTCCTAAGTCTATATTCTGTATGCACTCACACACCCCATCCGGTTCCATATCCGCGATCTCATGAATACGGTGATAGTTGGTCCCTACCCTTTGGCTGTCAGTGTCCTCGATGGGGACCAGACCGAGAATGTATCGGTAGAAGTAACGAGTAGGACACGCCTTGAAACACGCTATGCTGGTTGCTGATAGGTTAATCATCTTCGCTTTCCTCCGCTTCAATCGCTTCCTGCACAACCGGCTCATCCTCGTCGTCCGGTGGGAACAGTGGTTCGATGTCCACCACCTCTACCTCAACCATCTCTTCGTAATCCCCGCCATCGTCGATTTGATGCCTGGAAAGCTTTTCGGCCTGGGCCTGAACATCGTCTTGGTCGTAGCCGTGTATTTCAACTGAGTAACGGTTTGTGATGTCTATTGTCGCTTTGTATGGTTTCATTATATCAACCCCTTCATATAGTGTTCCAATTCCCCAACCCCATGAACGACCAGGTACACACCCCCAGCCGCACGTACATCTTCCACCCGCTTCTGTTGTCCCACGCTCAATCGTCCTCCCTTTCCGGCCTTGCATTCGATCTCGAAGTGTTGTCCTCCGGGAAGGATGCCGATGATGTCACCTGCCCCCTTAATGCCGTAGGTAGCATAACCATGTCCCAAATCACCCGCAGCACAGTCATGTCTATCGCAGAACACACGTCTCGCTCGAAGCCACTTAATACAGCCGGTGAGCACTTCTCGCTCTGGTTTGGTTGGGCAAGGGACAACCGGACGGGTTGAGATTGGACCTCGTTTAACTGTAGGTTTACTCCCGGTTCGTATTGCTTGGTAGAACGCGGCTGCTTCATTGAGTTTGTCTTTCTTAGTTAGGCGTTTCATTTTTGAATAACAACGCAGTAAAATCATAATTTTGGGCTGAGAATGCGTTTTCAAATCCCATATTTGGCAAATTTTCTAATATAGTTAATATTAAATCTTCGACTTCCCAAAGTGCTATACCATACTGCCATACTAATTCACCGCAACGTCTACACTTATAAAGCCTACCTGCATATTCATATCGTTCAGGATCACGACAAAAAGCCCCACGTCCGGCTGGAATATGTATATAATAGGTTTGATATTCAGTATGGCGATCAAACGGAACATGGCCCCTGAACCAACAGATCAGTTTTTTTATCATTCCCTCACCTCAATCACTCTCCCCGCTCTCGGCATAAACGGTTGCTGGCATAGCCCAACGAAGGCACATTGGTTCACTTCGGGACACCCGGTTCGGCCTGTCTTGAAACAGGGATCATAGCCTTCAGCCTGTTGCTTGGCCCGCCGGATACGTTCTGTTTGGTTGTTGCAATTAGTTATCAATCCCATAAATACCCCCATGTTTTCTTTGTTACTATAGTTTGTACACAATGTTGACTAATTCCAAAAGCGTCGGCCAAACCTTGTTGGCTATCGGCTCCACTATGGTAAAGATTGTGAATCAGCTTGACTTTTTGTTCAGTAAGTTTAGAAAAATTGCTCATCTCGCCGTGGTTTTTTAATCCCTGATGCGTTTTGTGCCTGATCGCATCCGCATGATTTTCTTTTGGTGTTCCCCAACAAAGATTTTCCAAATGATTGTCTTGGGGATTACCATTTAGATGGCGGCATTGCATTCCTTCTGGGCACGGACCAACATAGGTTTCGAGGACAAGACGGTGTATTAAACAATGATAATATTTAGAGCATTTGCGAAGTTTTACATACAAATACCCAGAGCAACTCGTCTGTAATTTCATCCATTGGCCATTCTCATAATTACCTTTGGTGCTCCACACACGCCCACCTTTAGTAATCCGATATGTAGGAAAATTTGGTATTATTTTCACAATAATTTGTCTTTCACTACGTCGATTGCTAACGGTAATCCTTCTGCCCATAATGGAGAAGTTGTCATTATTTGCGAGAGGATTTTTATGTGTTCATCAATCTTATTCTCTATAGAAAGCAACCTTAAATCATCATGTATGTGGATAAAAACAGGCAGATTTTCTTTGATTGCTTGTAACCACCAATAACCAAGAAGATCGCGGGCTATTGATTGGTCAATATTCTCCGTGATCGACCCGCCCCACAACGGACCCCATTGATACTTGATTGTCTTTTTCTTATCCACACGAGCATGGCGATAGTACAACACTCGTCCAGATGGAAGCCGGATGTGAACCGTCTGACCCCGGCAATAAAACCGAGTGCAGCCCACTTCCGGCTCTAAATGGGGGTACTGAATACACAAACGAAATGCTCGTTCGACCTGGTTCCAATATTTTGGTATCTTCGAGTAAGTGGTGCGGTAGGTTCCGATCAGTTTTTTGATGAACGCGAGGTCATACTCACCAGAATCAAACAATGGCCGAAGGGCTGCGTTCGCCATACAATTTCGATAGAACTTGTCCGCTCCCATCCCATAACCCGCACCGAGAATTGTGTCCTTTCCGAATCCACGCTTGATCTTCAAAGCTGTGGCCAATGGTTTGGGATCAGTGGATCGAGGCTTGCGGACTTGACAGCCGAATAACTCGGTGGCGAACGTCGAATAGACATCTTCTCCGCCAGCGAAACCCTCCACTAAATCATCCTGGCCAGCAAGCCAAGCCACGATTCTGGCCTCTATCTGTGCCGAGTCTATAATACACGGTACACACCCTTCGAGTGGAA